ATACTTTGCTGACTATGCCAATTGGATGACAGCCCACAATCTGCAATCTTTTAGGCACAGCCCAATGGGCTACCACAGATCCCAGCTGGGTCTGGTTGAGAGGCACCAGAGCCCAGCCTTTGCCTTTGGCACAGCTGCACACATCCACATTCTTGAGGGTGCAGATGCTTTTCATGCTGCCTACTCAATCTCAGATGGCCCAGTCAATCCCAAGACTGACAAGCCTTTTGGCACAGCCTCAAAACGATATACAGAGTGGATTGAGGAGCTGACCAAAGCTGGCAAGAGCCCCATCAAAGAGGCTGACTATTACAAAATAAAATGTATGAGCAACCACATTGAGACTCATGCAGAAGCCAGCAAGCTGCTGGGCACAGAATATGGCAGACCAGAGTTGACCATCAGAGGCACCCTGCAAGGCATCAAGAGCCAGAGCAAGATTGACTGGCTTGACAGTGCCAACAATACGATTGTTGACCTCAAGACCTGTGCTGACCTGGGCTCTGCCCACACCACCCACTATCCCTGTAAGTTTGCAAGAGATGCCAACATCTTTGGCTACCCTCACCAGCTGGCCTTCTATCGGTCTATGGTGGCAGCTCTGACTGGTGAGATATACAAAGTGTATATTGTGGCAGTTGAGAAAACTGAGCCTTTTGAGGTTGGTGTCTTTGAGATGAGTGCAGCCACCCTTGATGCAGCTGAGGAGCAAAATAGAAATACCATGCATGAGTACAAGCAGTGTTTGGCAGATGACATCTGGCCTTCGCGCTTTGCTGATATTATTACCCTGTGACATCATCCCCACCCCCAAAGAGAGAGACCAAAGACCATGAAAATCAATCGAGGCAAACAACAGCTACCAAGGAAAACTGTCATCTATGGTGGCCCTGGCATTGGCAAATCAACCATTGCCAGCCAGTGCCCTGATGCCATCTTCTTGCCCACAGAAGATGGGCTGGGGCAGATCGACTGCCACAGCTTTGACATTGCTGCCAGTTATGATGATGTTATGACAAACATTGGCCAGCTTTACACAGAAGAGCACACCTATAAAGCTGTGGTCATTGACTCAGCTGATTGGCTTGAGAGGCTCATCTGGGAGTCAATCTGTCAGCAGCAGTCTGTTGAGAGTATTGAGCAAGCCTCTGGCAGTTATGGCAAGGGCTATGTGTTGGCATGTAATCTCTTCTCAGCTGTCTTGACTGGTCTTGATGCACTCAGGCAGACCAAAGGCATGCACATCATCATTATTGCCCATGCCAAGACTGAGAGCCACAAAGACCCTGAGAATCCTGACTATGACCGATGGGTTCCCAAGCTGCACAAGCATGTCTCAGCCCTCTTGCTTGAGTGGGCTGACGAGATGCTTTTTGCTCATCTCAAAGTGCTGACAACCACAGAAGATGGTGGCTTTGGTCGCAAGACCACCAAGGCACTTGATGGTGGCAAGAGGGTCTTGAGAACGGTTGCAAGACCCACAGCAGTTGCAAAGAACCGCCTCAACCTGCCAGATGAAATTGACTTTAATTGGGCAGCGTATGCCCAGCACTTTACCCCCAAGACTGTGGCACCCAGTGCCAAGAAAGAGAGCTGACCATGGCTGATATTGGATTTAACACATCAGATGCAGAAGATGTGCAGACAAGTTTTGAGCCCCTGCCCAATGGGTCCTACGCTGTCATCATCAAAGACAGTGACAGACCCACAAGCCAAGCTGGGCATGAGTACATCAAGTTAGTCTTTGCAGTGGTTGATGGGCCACACACCAATAGGCTCGTCTTTGACAATCTCTCAGTTTACCACCCAGACCCCAAGGTAAAGGGCATTGCACAGAGCAATCTCAAAGCCATCACTGAGGCACTGGGCATCCTCAACCCCAGCAAGACTGAGCAACTGCACAACATCCCCATGATGATTGAGTTGCGAGTGAAGAAGCAAGGCAATGGCCAGATGGGCAACAACATTGTTGCCTACCGGCGCATCGGTGATGCACCCCAGCAGTCTGCACCCCAGCAGACTGCATCTGACCCAGCCAACAGCCCTGCCCCTTGGGCAAAGAGCTGATGGTTGACTTGGCAGCATATGAGGGTTGGCTGGTTTCAAGGTCAAGAGTGCTGGCGTCAATCTTTGCCCATGTTGAGCAAATTGATGCCTACCAAGACTTGGCTCTGATGATGCTTGAGACAGCCAACCCATCAACCAAGGTTGTCTGGCTCAGAGCCCTGCAAAAGGAGCTGAGGGTTCATGCCAAGCAGCTGCCAGTGCTGCCCTGGCATGTCTCTGACTTTGTTGATGACACAGACCCCAGCTGGTCAGCTGATGCAGTTGACTGGCTGGGCTGTCATCTCACACCAAACCAAACCACCATCACTGTGATGCTGCTCTCTGGCAACACCCACTCAGAAATTGCAACCAGTCTTGGCTGTCATCGTCAGACAATCACAGCCATGGTTGCTGATATTAGAACCAAAGCAAAAAAGGAAAATCTCCCCCATGAAATTAAGGACATACCAAGCTGAGGCAGTTGCAAGCTGCTGGCAGCACATACAAAGCACAACCACCAACCCCTGTATTGAGGCACCCACTGGGGCTGGCAAATCTCTCATCATTGCCCAGCTGGTCAAAGATGTGATTGACTGGTCTGGCAGAGTGCTCATCCTCTGTCATCGGAAAGAACTAATTGAGCAAAATGCTGAGAAAATCAAGACCCTGGCCCCCATGGTTGATGTGGGCATCTATTCTGCTGGGCTCTCCAGCAGGGACACAGAGCACAGCTGCATTGTGGCTGGCATACAATCGGTTCATGGCAGAGCCGATGAGCTGGGTGCCTTTGATGTCATCTTGGTTGATGAGGCTCACTTGATCCCAGCTGATGGGGATGGCATGTTTTTGACCTTCCTGACTCATGCAAAGCTCATCAATCCTGCTGTGAGAGTGGTGGGGCTGACTGCCACACCCTACAGACTCAAAGAGGGTCTGGTCTGTGGGCCAGATCGAGTGCTCAACACAATCTGTCACAGCATCCCCATCAAGCCTCTCATTGCAGATGGCTACCTCTCCCCACTCATCAGCAAGCATGCAGAGGCACAGCCAGACCTCTCTGAGGTTGCTGTCAGGGCTGGTGAATATGTTGCAAGCCAGCTCAACCAAGAGCTGTCTGATGGGCTGGTGGTTGCTGAGGCAGTTGCTGAGATGCTCAGCAAGACCACAGACAGAAAATCAGTGCTCATCTTTTGTGCTGGCAGAGAGCATGCCAGCCAAGTTGCTGAGATGATTGCCTTCCTGGCCCCAGAGGCATCTGTGGCTATGGTTGATGGCCTGACCTCACCAACAGAGAGAGCATCAACCCTGGCATACTACAAAGAGGGTGCCATCAAATACCTCATCAACATTGATGTGCTCACCACTGGCTTTGATGCTCCCAACATTGACTGTGTTGCCATGCTGAGACCAACCCTCAGCCCTGGTCTCTACTATCAAATGTGTGGCAGAGGTCTCAGAGTTGCCCCTGGCAAAGCTGACTGCCTCATCCTTGACTTTGGTGGCAACATTGAGAGGCATGGGCCAATTGACAAAATGGCCATCAAGCCCAAGCCAAATGGCTCTGGCAAGAATGCCCCACCAGCTGGCAAACATTGCAAAGCATGCAGAGAGGTTGTGCCAATCTCTGTGGCTGTCTGCCCAGAGTGTGGTGAGGTCTTTGAGGTTGACAGCAACCCCACCCATGACACAGAGGCATCAGTGGCAGACATCCTGAGTCAGCCCCCCAAAGATTATGAGGTTGAGGAAGTCAGTTATTCTGAGCACACCAAGAAGGGTGCTGATGACACAGTGCCAAAGACCCTGAGGGTTGATTACCACATTGAGTGCCTACAATACCCCATCTCAGAATGGGTCTGTGTTGAGCACTCTGGGTATGGTCTTGAGAAGGCTCTGGCATGGTGGGCAAAGAGGTCAGACCAGCCCTGCCCACAGACTGCCAGGGCAGCTGCCAAGGTTGGCAACTCTGGCCAGCTCAAAGAGCCCAGCACCATCTCAGTTGACATCAGTGGCAAATTTGACAGCATCAAGAAGCACAGCAACCTGATGCTCCCAGCAATCCCAGAGACAGAGGAGAACCAAGAAGATGACATCCCATTTTGATCGACCAACCAAGCCCAAGAATAGTGCCACCTCAAGATATGTCACAGCTCATGGCATTGAGCACCACCTGCCAACCACACCAGATGAGTCAGAAATCTTGGCTTTGATGGTTGGTGAGAATGTTGGTGGGGACCACACAAAAGGGTTCGGTACTCACAGCCAGCCCATGAGCAAAGACCAGCTTGCCAAGTGCCAAGACTGGCTTGCAGCTAGGGTTGAGTATATGAGAGCCCACCCCATCACCAGCATCAGACCAGCCAACCCCTCAAAACTAGAGAATACCCCAAATGTCTAAATACAATCACATACCACCCCAGATGAAAGATGCAGCTCAGTGGGTCCTCTGGCGCTATGAGGAGAGAGGAGGAAAGCCAACCAAAGTGCCCTACCAAGCCAGTGGCATCAGAGCCAGCACCACAGACCCTGCACACTGGTCAACATTTGATGACATCACAACAGCAGCTTACAAAGCAGGCTCATCAAGGTCTGGGATTGGCTTTGTCTTTTCTCCTGATGATGACTTTTTTGGTGTTGACCTCGATGATGCCATTGTTGATGGGGTCTTGCAGCCATGGGCCAAAGAGGTCATCAGACAGCTGCCCACCTATGCAGAAATCAGCCCCAGTGGCAATGGTCTCAAGCTGTTTTGCACATCAGACCCTGGCAGCCCAAAGGGCAGAAGAGTCAAAGTGCCAGACTCTGTTGGTGTGATCGAGGTCTACCATCAGGGCAGATATTTTACTGTGACTGGTGATGTTGACTTCTTGGGAGCCATGCCCCTGGCCCACTGCCAAGATGGTCTTGACTGGCTCAACGCCACATACCCATCAAAGCAAGCCCAGTCAGCCCCCAGCACAGTCACAGCCAGTGGCTCAGCCAGTGTGTGTCACCCAGAGCCAGGGCAGACTGATGTGGCTGCCAGGGCAGTTGCTTACATTGCCAAATACCCCCCAGCAATCTCTGGCCAAGATGGGCATGGCACCTTGTTTAGAATTGCATGTGTTCTGGTCAATGGCTTTGAGCTGTCACCAGCAGCTGCTCTGCAAATACTGCAAGACATATACAATCAGACCTGTCAGCCCCCATGGTCTTTGAGAGAGCTGGAGCACAAAGTAGACCAAGCAACCAAAGCTGATGGCCCCAGAGGCTGGCTGCTGACTCAGCAATCTTTTGCTGACTCTCACCAACCAGTCAAGGCATCTGAGCTGGGGCAATATGAGGCTTACATTGATGAGCTGATTGCCAAGCCCAAGAAAAAAGAGCTGGCTTTCCCTGCCCATCTGCTGCATGTGCCAGGGTTCATTGGTGAGGTTGCTGAGTGGATTGACTCACAGAATAATGTGGTGCAGCCAATCCTGTCATTGATGGGGGGAATTGCTTTGCAGGCTGCTCTGTGTGGTAGGAAAGTCAGAGACAAGTCTGGCCAGAGAACTAATCTGTATATGGTGGCACTGGCACCATCTGGTGGTGGCAAGCAAGCCCCACAGACCTGCCTCAAGAAAATCCTTGGGCTGGCTGGCCTGACTGATTTATATGGTGGCAAGGTTGCATCAGAGTCAGCCCTGGCCCAAGACTTGATGCAGAGCCCCAGCAAGGTCTGGCTCTGGGATGAGTTTGGTAGGTTTCTTGCCAAGTCAGCAGACAAGCCTGGGAATGCTCATTTGCATGCTGTGCAGGAGGTCTTGCTTGAGCTGTGGAACGAAACGGGTTGTTTGTGGAAGCACAAAAGCATGGCTGACAGCAAATACAATCGAGAAGTGCAGCACCCTTGTGCATCTTTTTGGGGGCTGACAGTTGCTGAGCACTTTTGGCAATCTCTTGAGGAGAGCCATCTTTTTGATGGCTTTGCTGGCAGGCTGCTGGTGGTTGATACTGGCCCAAGAGGAAAAAAGCAAGACAAAGAGGAGCTGCCCCCACCCCAGTCAATCCTTGACACAGTTGCCATCTGGCAAGAGTTTCAAGCTGGGGGCAACCTCTCAGACATCAACCCAGAGCCAAGACTGATACAAGAAACCAAAGCTGCATCAGCCATCTTTGCAGATCTTGTCAGGCAGTCAGACACCCATGAGAACCACCCTCAAAACAGCACCATCTGGTCAAGGTCAATCGAGAAAGCAAGACGGCTGGCCATGGTCTATGCATGCTCAGAAGACCCCATGCTTCCCATGGTTGATGACAGTGCAGCCAGATGGGCCTGTGATTTTATAATCTGGGCCACTGACTCATTTTGCACAAAGATGGCTGATGAGGTCATTGGTGGCAGTGTGTATGAGAAGCACAGAAAAAAGGTCATTGACATTGTGGGTGCATTCACCAAGAGGAACCAACTCTGTGGCAGATCCTACCTGCTGCGCCATGTGAGGCTGCCAGCCAGGGCTCTCAATGAAATAGTGCTGACCCTGCAAGAGTCTGGGGAGCTGAGGGTTGAGTCTGATGGCAGAGGCACAGCATATACTCTGAGCTAGTCACCAGAGACCATTGGGGCAGTGCTGGGTCTTTTGGGCCAGCTTATTTCTCAGCCCAGCCTCTGACCGGTTAATTCTGCACCCACAAGCCATGCAGCCCCCATCATGGAATTGCTCACATGGGGTGCAGAGGTTGTCATAGATCCTGGCAACCTCTTTTTTGGTTCTGGTGGGGCACCCATGCCAATACCACAGAGCAACTGCCCTGATGTATCTCTTGACCAGCTGCCAGGGTGTGGTGGGCTGGTTGTTGGGATGCACTCTTCTTGGCTTGCAGACCCGTCTGCATCTGGCTGGGTTGCTGCCAGCAAAGCCAACCACAGACCCACAGCTCTTGCATCTCATCTGGTGCCTGCCATCAATCACCCTGCCTGTTGTTTTGAAATTGCAAAGCATATCAAGCTGGGGTGATGGTGATGGTTGCTGGTAGTCTGCCAGATGTGTTGCAAGGCAGATATGGCCCCAAGCTGCTCTGCCTTGTCAGCTCATGGGTTGCCCCACAATCGAGGCTGTCAGCCCCAGACTTGGCAACTGTCTTTT